TACGAGATTCCTCTACGTCTCGTGGGCTCGGAGATGTTTATAAGAGACATCTTCCATGCTCACGGGGTATATTCCTTACTTGCTGTTAGCGCGAGAGCGGGTGCCCTTGCGCGCCGGGGTTTTCTTCTCTTCCTCAGCGGGTTCTTCTACGGACGCATCCGCGTGAAGACCTGTTACGTCCGGGTTATCAACCTGGGAGAGAACGTGGTCGCTAAGCTCACTCCCTTCCGGTAAGAATACGAGGTCTCCGCATTCGTTGTGGATGTATGTAGGTGCCTTAGTGACCATGTTCATTTCTCCTTCAGGTAGTTAGATTACTTACAGAACCTTAGCCTTGAACGCAGCATCCGGGCTGTACAGGGCGGGCATTGCGACAGAGTCCACAACAATGTCGCGCAAAGACGCAACGTTAGGACGCTGAACAATATTAGCCACGATACCCTGACCGTTTACGCCAGTCCAGCCGAGGTTCACAGCGGTCACGGTTCGAGAGAACACAGTCTCGCCGAGAATACGGTTATCGGTAGGCGGAAGCAGGAAGATGCTGTCGTTATCCAGAACATCTACCGGGCCGGTGTAGGTGTTCACCTGGCGGTCATACAGAGTAATCTGCGGGAGAAGCTGGCCGGCAAGGATACCGTTTACTTCCTCAATAGTTGCAGGGCGGTAACCGTCGCCAACCTTAGTAGCGAACTGAGTATTGGTCTGGATAGCCAGGAACACGCGGGTAGACATCACCATCGCGCCGGGGTAGAAGCCGTTGAGCTTCTTGTAAGCCTGGCGCAGCTTCACCAGCTCATTCAGGATGTTGGTACCTGCGGCATCAAACTTAGCCGCCACGGTCACGTCCGCCTCAGCAGAGCGACCCCATACATCCTCAGTCACGCCGCCTGCTTCGGTCTCAACCAGGAACTTTGCCTTGTTGAGGGTCTGACCACGCTGGTACTCAAGACGGTCAGCAATCGACTCGACACCCTGCATGACCTTCTCCTCAATGGACTTGCGGATAATGTCGTTGGACTGGATGCGAGCGCGAAGCTGGTCCTTTTCTCCGATGGTGTATTTCTGAGTCAAGGGAATGTTCTCGAAACGAACAATCTTGACGGGGGGCTGAGTACCACGGCTAGGCTCAGCATCCCAGGCGCGGTTGAACGCCATGACGGGGCGGGTGACCTTGAGGTCCTTGGTGTTCAGGTCAATGCCCTCAACGTAGCGCTCGGGGAAGAACGAAAGCAGGGAGTTGGCGGCAATCTCCTGTGCCTGGATGTTCTTGTAGTACTCTTCCGCGAAGCCGGTCAGGTACTCCGGGGTAGTAATCTGGTCCAAATCATAAGTAGACATTAGTTAGCGCCCTCCATGAAGATAAAGTGCTTGCTATCTGCGGGCTTCTCCAGGGCAGAGCCAGAGGCGAGCTTAGGCAGACGCTTATGAATGATAATTCCCTTGACAACGACGGCTACCTGCTCAGTGCCGGTGGTGTTGGCGTGGTCGAACAGCAGGAATCCTGCGGGGTCAGCCGTGGCGGGCTTTACCTTGTTGGCTTCGATAGTCACGGGGTAGCCGGAGGGTACACCGTTGTATTTCTTGATAACTTCCGCAAAATCCTCGGCGCTGATGGTGAGCGACTGAGCCTCAATCGAAGCGGTCTCACCAGACAACCAAGCCGGGAGGTTGCGGTTAATGGTAGTGCTATGCAGGTTAGGCACTTGTAACCTCTCTATTTCTTGTTGAACTTAGCCCGCACAGCGGCAGCGCCGGAGGCGAAGCTGTTGTTAGACGCGTTACCTGTGTCGGGCGCGCCATTCAGTGATGGAATACCTGTTGCCTTGGGTTTCATCTGCTCTGTGAGAGTTGCGAGGATGCTATCAAACTTAGCCTGGTCGAAGTTCCCGTCCGAATCCAAGAACGAAGCGGCACCCAAACTATCGAATGCGCTCTGCAAACTCGATAGCCCGTTCGCACTCAGCCCGGCTTGAATCTTCGACTCCGCAATCTTAGTAGATGCGTTCTTCTTGTAGTCGCTGAACTCATTCTGTAACGCCTCTAGACGGGCGACTACAGAATCATCCGCGTCTTCCGACTTATGGCTCTTCTTAGCTCGGGACTCCCACTCACGAGAGTGAGCCTTCCAGGTCTCAACCTGTTTATTCAGATTTTCAATCTGAGCTTGCAGGTCTTCTACACTGGCCGGGGCTTGAGAAGCATCCCCTGCGGCATTCTCCTGTGTAACCTTTTCGGTATTCAGGGTCTGGCCCTCTGGGGCTTCCTCAGCGACAACGTTCGCAGACAAATTATCCTGCGGCATAGTATTCCTTTCATCCCCATTCCGGGGGTTTAGCGAGAACCACCGGCGTATTCCTTCGCGCCGGGACTCTGCATCTGGTGAGCCGTCCAGTCGCGCATGAAGTTCCTCTTCCGAAGCGCTATCAAGCGTGATGACCGAATCAGCCTTTATATATTCCGCAAAACCCTTTCGGTCTGCGGGGTCTGGTAACGTGCGGGTGACCCACACGTCTGTCTGGGACCCTTGCAGGTGCAGGCTCTCTTCCAGAGCCGCCCGAAGAACAGAGTCTCCATCAAGTAAATCCAAGTCTATAATAGCATCCCCCGGCTTGGCATGGTCTCGAACATATGTACTCTTTCCGCTGGCCGGGGGTCCTGTAATAAGCCGAATCACGAGGCATACTCCCTCGCCTGGCGTTCCCAATACGCAATGCGGTCTTCTAGAACAGATGTTCGATAACGACGCGGCTTAGCGCGCTTACGCCTCAAGGCGGCCAGTTCATCCTGCGCGTCGATAGCCTCTTCCTTGGGTGTATGTACGTAGGAAGCACGGTCGGCGTCCTCCCCAGAGAGCGCGTACTTCTCGTCCTTCGGGGTAAGTCCGCTCTTGGACTTCTGTACTCGTCGCGCCAGGGTAGGCCCGCGCTCCCCCGAGACATACTCAGCAATGCGCGTGTTCGATAGTTTGCTGGCAGTATTCCCACCTGCAACCCGGTAGATGTAGTCTAGGTCTTCTCGGTTCAGCTTCAATCCGGGGTCAGACGTTTTCGTGACGGGCAGGGTCTCGCACTTGCAGTTATCATGCAGTGGGTACAGTTGATTAGTGCTGTACAGACGGTCAGCCGCTACCAGGCACAGACCACAGGTGCCCGTCTTAGACAGCTCGGGGTGGATGATGCGGCGGTACCCGATAACCCCCTGCGGCGCGGCGGCTTCGTACACCCGCGCGGCGCGCTCCCTATTCGCCATACGAACATCCGCGTCGGCCAACTGACGGACGCGGGACAATGTCTTGAGCATGGCTTCCTGGTGCGAGTCGCCATTGTTACGGGCAACGCGATATTCCTTGATGGGGCGCTCCCACACATCCTCAGGAAGAATGTTCTTGCGTGGGTACGAGCCGTCCCGTGCCGGGGATACGTCCTTGGGGAACTTCTTCCCTTCGGCCTCTAGTGCCTCTTGTAAGAACGCATCCGCATCGGCACGGGTTTCGTCCATAATCTCTAGAACCTTCTCAACGGTGTCATCCACCAAATCATCAACTGATGCTGAGGTCAGAGGGTCAGAACGCCACCGGGCAAAGAGCCACTGCACCAGAATCTCGACTAAAGACCGGTTGCGCTGTGACTGGGCATTAGCCAGCTTCCCGTAGAATCCTGAGGTAGCCACTAGACGGCACCACCGTTACGTTGGTTCGACAAGTTAGCCTCCGGTGATGTGTTGTTCAAGACCTGGCGGTTCTTCGGGTCCGGTTCCTGTATGCCGTCGGTGGGTTCTTCCTGCGCCTGGTTAGTGAGGTTCTGCTGCGCGGTGGCGTTAGCTACCACCAAATCCCGAAGCGCCTGATTACCCTGCACCCGCTCAACCTCAGCAATATCCAACGCGGAGAAGCCGCCAAACTTACGCAGCGCGACCGTCAGCGGTACACCCGCAGAGGTAGCGAGCTGGACGGCAGACATACGCTCGACGTCCGAAGGCCGCTTCGGGTTCACCCAATCGATATTGATTTTAGTAGCGTCCGCGCGCTCGGAATCCCCGCGTGCCAGCATGGCGTCCGCAAACAGCCGTCGAAGTGTAGAGGTTATGCGCATCTCCAGGGACTCAATGTCGAATATCAAAGGCTCATTCTGCATAGACGCACCCTCCGCCGAAGACGTGGACGACTCCGGGGACAGGATGTACAGCGGGGTTTTCGACTCAGCGGCAAGAATCTTGATGTTATCCAGCACGACGTTGCGGATAGGGTTCAGGTCCGTAGCTGAGGACTCCCAAATATCCACGCCGTCAGGAAGCATCAGCAACGCGTCCGGTGCGGTCTCGAACATGTCTGCTGAGTACTGAATCTCGTTGCCTTGGTTGTCGTACTTAGGCAGGTTAGACAGAACCGTCTTACGGAATGCTTGCGTGGCGGTGAGAATGCCCAACTGCAAGATAGTGTGGTTGATGCGAGAGAGTGTAGGAAGGTGACGGTAGATGATGCCGTCCCCGTCAGATAGTTCGTATATCGTGACGGACTCGCCCTCCACCGTTACCGGTGCCTCCCACTCCCACTCCCCAAGAATCGGAGAGAACTCCGCCAGGTCTGGGCACGCCCACTCGCCGGTGGCCTGCAACGGAACGTTCAACTCAGCCTTCGCCAGGCGGTAATACCCTGGCCGGGCGAAGAGCATGATGCGGTGCTTTCGGTCAGCAGACGCATACATAGCAATAGCCGCGACGGTATTACCTGCTGCGTCACGGTCACAGTACGTATGGGACGGGGGAAGGTGCATCAAGCCGTCCTGAGTCAGCGCGAGATACCCCTTGCCGGAGGTGAGCGTATCCCGAAGCGCATCGGTCAGTTTCAGTTTGAAGTCCGACTCCTGGATGAATGCCTCAATCTCATCATCCCCGTCTGCCGAATCGTCCACCGCAGACTGCACACTGTGTACACCAATTCGGGGTAGTCGAGAGTCCACCAAAAGACAAGCCGCGTTCACGCGGGATTTCTTCTGCAGGTTATACCATGCCCTCTGCACATCTGCGCTAGTACCGGAGTTGTCGGGCAGGGGGATAGGTGCGCGCCCCGAGTACCAGCTGTTCATGTCCTTGATGTGCTTACGGCGGCGGCTGAGCTGGCCGTACAAAAAGTTGATGTACGCCAGGTCTTCGTCAAACGGTTGTATTTCCAAAGTATTACCTCAATCGCATAGGGGCGGCAGATTCACGAGCCGGGGCTATAGTGTGCCCCTTCGCGCTCACACGTAGCTTGGACTGATACGCCAGCATGAGAGCGTAAGCCGCGTCAATCTTTCTCGCGGACGACGGCGACTCCTTATACATGATTTTACCCGCCTTTGTCTCTCGGTACTGAGCGTTATTGAGGTGACGCATCAACACGCCGGGGCCTGTCAGCTTCACCTCGCGTTCGTACAGGGCGACTCGCAGAGAGCGGGTGGCTTCGGCAACCCTGTTCAGTTGGTTACCGCGCCAGAGCATAGACCCGAAGCCATACTTCGAGCCTCGCCGGGCTGACGCTCTCTTCGCGTTTATCAGAGACTCCCACTCAGCGGCTAAGGACTCCCACCCCGCAGGGTCGAACAACCCATCTACCACATTGAAATCCTGGATGAACTTCCGCATCACGTCGTCAATCTCCGCACGAGGTGGCTCCCACCCGCGACCGGATTCATCGTCCGGTTGTTCCCAGACGCGCACAGCCCACGCCAGGCCGTCGGATACTCGCATGGCTACAATCGCCGTAGCGTCGGTAACGCCGCGCGAACGGCCCCATGAGCCGTCGAAACCCACCACAATCATGTCTTGCCGGGTGATGGGGTCAATGCCGGAGGCTTCCAGGTTCTCGTGGGTCGTTGCCTGCAGAACGTCGTAGGGGATGAACGCGTCGGCCGAAGCGTGTGGCTTGTTCCCGAAGTACCGCGCCGCGTCTGAGAGCGTCGTGGCGGGGTCAAACACATCATCCAGCACACCGTTGATGCGCACCCACCCGCCGGGGTAGGGGGAGCCTTCCACGCCACACGGCGGGGTATGAATCTTGCACCCGGTGGGTGACTTCAAAGAATCCCCGTATGCGTGTTCCAGACCGGAAATGATGCTGGACGGGTCGGATAAGTCGGGGTCTCCCCAGTCCCGCGTGTCATACAAGATGTTGTTACGGAACGACTCGCCTGCCATACCCTTCTGCCACGCATTCCAGGTCTGCTCCGCGAAAGAGCCTTCACCGGGCACGAAAGCGTTCGGTGCTTCCAGCAAAGTTCCATCTGCCTTGGAGAGGTTTCGCTTCGCCACCGCCCCGAGACGGTCACCGCCGTTTGACGGCACCCACGTCTCCGTCTGGTCCGCAATCGTGAATTGGTTCGGCTTACCTTCAAGCGACCGAGCCGAGGATGTACGGGGCGCAATAAGACCGTTGTGCGGTAACAGAATACGGGTCTCCATCACTTCCACGCCGGGGTATTCCCAGAGAAGATGCTCTGACGACATCATTTCCTTCATAGGCTCGAAGGCGTTTCGGGTCTGCTCTTCTGAGACTGCAAGCAGGGTTATTTCTACCTTTCGCTCCGCGTTCCAGGGCTGCCCAACAGGTCGTCCGTTTGAATCCCATCCCGCGAAGCGGCATGGGCCGAGAGCTTCAAAAGCTGCGATAGCGGCTAGGAACGGACTCTTCCCCCATCCTTTTGGACGCTGTATAACACCACGCCGGTACACACGCTCCCCCGTGATGGGGTCAATGCGGTACCAACGCAGGATGAACTCAGCCTGTTCCCGTGTCGGGCGAAACGGTTCGTCCCACGTGACGGTGGGGCGGGACAAGTACGTCTCCATCCACTCAAGGGCAATATACCCAAGAGTAGGCACCTCACCTTTGTACCGTGGCTTGAATCCCGCACGCACAGGGGCGTTAGCGAATGTATCAAGCATGTCGGGTTATGCCTCTAATCGCAGCTCGCCATAAGTAGCGTTACCCTCTACATGCCGGGGGGTGGGCGCTTTCTGAGTGTGCTCCGCCAAGCGGCGCTGCAGTTCTTCTGCAGTAAGAAGCTCAATCTTGGCTCCGGCGATAGACTTCGGCGACAGGATGAACTCGCGCGCACTGGAGACAGCAACCTCAACGGAACGCAGGGTGGATACACCGCTCTCGAACTTACGTGCCGCCTCTTCAATAGGCATGATGACGGATAGGATGAAGAACTGCCATTGAGTCTTCGTAAGGTTCTGCAGAGTCGGGTGCTCCTTGAGAGAGTCCCAGAACTCTACCGTGAACGCGTGCCAGTCAAAGTAGTCAGGCAGTTCGGGCTGCGGGACGGGGCGATACTCCAGGGGTGTAGCCTGGACGACCTCATACTGTCCGCGCTTGCTGCGGCTGCTCTTGTTATTCCCCTTGCCGGGCATAGATATTCTCCTTTTTAGTCAGTGGCTCCCAATTAGCAAGCTCCTCGGTGTGCCTCTTCAAACGCAGGCGTTGCATGGGACTCAGCTCTTCGTAAGGAATCGCATTCAGGGTCCTCAGGATGCGTCGTAAGTATTGCTTCCGTCGTCGATGTGCAAACCCGCACTTCTTCGAGCAATACCTCCGTGGCGCAGGGACTGCGCTATACTCAAGAACAGGTTTGTGGCATCGAAGACATTTTCGATAACCGTCAACAGATTCGAGTTTATGTTCCATAGGCTCTCCCGGGATTAAATTTATTTAAGGCCCAATGTTCCTTAAGTTGACGCGCTTCTCCCCCAGTATACAGGGTCATTCGAGAAGACCCACTAGCCGGGTGCGCGGCGTTGCGTGCCGGGGGCAAAAATTATTTCCTATGATTTTCATCACACGTGTACAGGTGAATATCTATGACCGCACACGCGCTCGCAAAATAGAACACATTTTCTAAGCCCGTACTTTTCGAGATGGTTCAGAGCCCGAG